TCAGCTCGGGGTGGTGCCGGAGTTTCCCTTTGCTTCCTCCAGCGTCGGGCCCGCGAAGGCCCGAGCCAGGTCGTCTTGAATCTCCTCCAGCCAGGGCTCGCGCTTCACCTGGTCCACGTCCGTCTCATCGAAGACGCGGATGGCGGTGTCCGGGTGGTAGAGGCAGAGGACGGCGATGCGGGCGATCATCGCCATCCCCGCGAACTCATCGACGGGCTTCCTATCGGGTCCCAGCTCATTGGCTGTCTTCGCGGCGGCGAGCAGTTCGAGCTTCTCGCCCAGGGGCGGTTGGCAGATGTCGTAGTCGGCGCCGTCCAGGGTGACGCGCTTGTGCAGTTTGCGGCGGGTGCCGAGGGGCTTTCGGAGCGAGGTAGGTGCGGTCATGGTGTGAGGCCTCGGGGGAAGGGAAGACGGCGGCTACACCGCGACGGGCGCGCCCTGACCGGCAAGGGTGGCGGAGAAGGTGACGACGTCCGTGGAGCTGCGGCCCTCCTCGTAGGACGTCACCTTCACCGGGTAGCGGAAGCCCTGCGTGCCCACGGGCGCCGTCTCGTCCTCCACGATGGTGAAGAAGACGGTGGCGTCGCTCTCGAAGGCGTCACGCAGCACCTGCTGCGGAGCGCTGCCCTTGAAGACGTGGCCGGACAGCGGGATGGAGAAGGACTTCCAGGTGCCCTTCGTGCGCTTGTACCCGTCTCCGCCGAAGTAATTGGCATCCACCGTGTCCTTGGCCCGGTTGACAGGCGCCTCCAGGACACCGTCCAGCGCGTCAACCTCCACGGGCGCGGTGTCCGAAGCGCGGATGTAGAGCTTGTCGAAGAAGGCCTCTCGGGGTTCGGGCATGGTGGTTGCTCCAGTCAGTGCGAGGGGAAGCGCTGCGCGAGGAAGTCCTTCAGGACGGCGGCCACGCGGCGGCGAGCGCTGCCACGGGCGCGACGGAAGGACTTGCGGAGGAAGTGCGGTGGCGGGTTGAAGAGCTGCGCGCCCCAGTGCCAGCCCTCATGAATGGGGCCGGCAGCCGGGTGCGCGTAACCCGCCGTCCACGTCGTGGAGAGGCGTTGGCTCAGGTTGTGGCGGGGGCCACTAAGGAAGGCGCTGTCGCGCAGGTGTCCCTCTCCAACCGGCACAAGGAAGAGGGAGTAGTCCAAGGCGATGCGGGCGATGTCCCGGCACGGTGCATCTAACGCACGCAGAACCTCGACGGGGGAGCGGCGCAGGCGCTCCAACTTCACCGCATCGACTTTGACTCGAACAGGCATTCCCCACTTCAATGGGGGCGATTTCCAGGCACAACTCGTCTTGAAAGCTGCTTCTTCAACTCAGTCGTTTTCGCTCCGTCGGACTGGCGGCGACTATACGTCCAACGCTGCAAACCACATCAACAGCGCACATAAACGCACCAAACAACAAAATCAGACACACGGAGGCGCACAGTGGCACTCATCGAACTGCCGTATATCGTCTTGGACCAAAACGTGCTTCGAGATGAGGTCCAGATTCGTTCCGCGCTTGAACTCGCGACCAAATACCAAACTTCGCTCCTGCTTCCCGACGTCGCACTAATGGAGATGATGAAGAACGAGCAATGGGAAAGCACCGCCAGGAGATCTCTGGCCCTTCTTGCCAAGACACCAAGTCGAATCGCAATCGCCTGGGGTACGGGAGAGCTACTAAGAAACGAGCTTGCCGCTGGCCATCCTCAGATTGACTTAGTGGACAATGAGGTCACCGAACAGTTCCGGGCAGTGCTTGAGCAACTCAGAACAAAACCCCAATCGGCCCTCGACGAACTGCGCCCACACATACCTGGAGCGCAATCAATGGCCCAGCGCCAGCACCTCAATCACCAACACAACAAAAACCGTATCCTCCGGATGGTCGATGCATGGAAGGGGATTCTAAAGCCGGAGGCGATCAAGGCCCTACGCAGAGAAAATAGTGACGATCTTTTCCAGGCCTTGCTCGCCAGCGAAAACCTGACCAATCTCTTCGAAGACTGGCTAAAAGGCGCAGACTTTCCTCCTGACGCGGCGCGCCGGCTCGCAGCCGAACGCTCAATCACATCCCATGTCTGCCTCTGCTATGCAGCCTTGGGGCTACGATGGCTTAAACGCCAAGGCATTGAGGGAGTGCAAAGCGAAAAAGTGACCAACGACCTAGTCGACATGGACTACGTGCTGATAGCAAGCTTTTGCATCAAACTGTTCACCAAGGAAGGCAACGTCAACAGGATGCTTGAGGACATCAAAGCAGTTGCAGAACTTCGCAACGAGAGATTCCTCATCGCAGAGTAGCATGGGTGCCGAGTGTTTCGCTCAAGAGACCAAGCGTAAGGCTGAACACCCAGCGGTGTCTATCCGCTCCGTCCGCACCGACATAGGTCGGTGCGCTCTCCTCCAGATGTACCCCTGAATACGGCATGAGCGCAGATAGGTGGAGGACCGCGAAGACATTGAGGGCAAGCTGATACCCACCCTCGAAGTCCTCGCGCCCAGAGCGGATCCGCACCTGACAACTCAGAGAAAGATATGCCGTTCGCCGCTGCCCTATATAAGGCAGCGGGCCCCCGCCGCCTGTTACAATCAAGGCCACCGCCCTGTCCCGCGTATCGCCCTCCGCCTCTGGTAGCGGAGCAGTAAAGAGGTTCGCACCCGAGGCGGGAGGTCGAATCAGCCCGAGTCCAGACGCCTCCAACACAGCCGCGAGTTCTAAGCTGATGTCGCGCATCAAAACCACACTTTCCGGAAACGCACCGCGCCCGAGCCGTCCACGGATTCGTCCACTGCGACCGGGCGCCTCGCGCGGTTGAAGTCCGCCACGTCCTCCCCCGGCAGCCACACGCGGTGCTGCAAGGTGACAGGCGCGTCCGTGTAGACGACGTGCGCGGCCAGGTGCTCGTTCCCGTTGGCGTCGCGGATGAGGCGTCGGGACGGCTGAACGCGCGCCCGAGCCGTCGTCAGGGGCCCGAGAGTCGGCTTGCCGTAGGCATCCCGCCCTGTCAGCACGGCATAGGTGATCGACTGACGGAAGGTGTCCGTGGGCGAGGCCATCAGCTCACCCGGTGAATGACGTAGGGAACTAGCAACGCCTGCGCGACACCGGGGATGGGACTCTTGCCCTCTGCCTTCGCAGCGAAGTAGCTGACGGACCAATCCCCGATGGACTCGCTGGCGACCATCGAGTCCACGCCGCGCGAGCGGTACAGCTGCACCGCCGTGTGGACGGTGGCCTCCTGCACGTCCTCAGGCAGCGTTACCACGCGCGATGCGTCCAGGGCCCGCTGCCCCGGCGTCACGAAGCCGCCGTCGTAGATGACACGGATGCCGCCCTCGCTGCCCTGGAAGCTGTCCACCGCCTCCACGACCAGTCCGCCCGAGCGCCCCGTCTCCAGCCACATGCCGCGCTTGCGGTACAGCATGCCGGCGTCCGCCAGCTTCCCGTGGCTCTCGTACTCCTCGGCCGGCACGAAGGCACCGCCCTCCCAGACGCCCACCACCAGGACAACGGGCGGGCGCTCCAGCAGCAGCAATGGGCGCCCGTAGCCAGCCGGGTATTCCACGAGCCCCTGGCCGTGCTCGAAGACCCGGCCGCAGTAGCCAGCAACGGCCCGGCTCGCCACCGTGACGAGGGACTCCAGGCGCGGCGTCACCGCTACGCCCAGGTCATCTGCCACGGTCGCAGCCAGGCACAGGTCAGCAGGATGCGCCATGGCGTCACACCGGCAGCGTCATGGCGCCGCCGAAGACGACGAAGGCGCACGCCTGGAGGCTGGGCGACGTCCCACCCGTCAGCGTTGTGGCCTCCGCCACGCGGATGAACCGCTTCGCCGCGCCGAGGTCCACGTCCTTTTCCGCGAAAGCGTTCGGCGCCGTCAGCTGCACGGAGGCCGAACCCGGCCCGGCCGGCACGAAGTCCGTCCAGGCGTCATCCGCTCCATTGTCGCTGGAGTGCTGAAGCTTCACCTCGTAGCCCTGCGCGGAGGGGCCGCCCGTCACCGCGCCCGTGGCCGCGACGAGGACGCAGCTCTCGCCCAGGACAAGCCGGTCGTAACCTGTCCCCTGGCGAGTCCCGGCCGGTATCGCGGCGGGCGGCATGCCCAGGCGAGCAGCAATGAAGGCGCCGATCTGACTGATGTGCGGTGCGCTCATGGTGTCCTTTCGTGGGGCGTCGCCCCGTCAGTTGCTGCCCCAGCTCAGGTCCTTCACCACCACGCCGGACTGCCGGTGGCGCATGGCCAGGTCGTGCTTGGTGATGGCGCGCAGCACCGTCTGGTCCGTAGAGATGCCGGACACCACCTGGCCGCCGCGCGTGAACGAGCCGTTGGGGAAGACGTCGATTTCCAGCGCCATGGACTCGCCGATAAGCACCTCGGCCATGTCCACGAGGTAGAGCTCCGAGCAGTTCTTGCCCGAGCCGAGCGTCTCCGGAATCTGGTTGGTCACGAAGAAGGGCACGTTGCGCAGCGTGCCGCGCTCCACCATCTCCCGCTCCAGGGCGTTGGTCCCCTCCCCGCCAGGCCCCGGGGCATCGAGAATGGCCGTCTCCGCGTTGGGGGACATCAGCCATACCGGCTGCACCATGGGCACGTTGGCCTTCTTCAGCTTCTTCTTCGCCTTGTTCAGCTCCTTCTTCATCTCGCTCAGCGTGGGCGCGCCCGCCGTGGCCACCGTCTCCGCGTAGACGTGGGCTGCGTCCACCTGGTTGCGGATGCCGCGCGGCTCCAGCTGCGTGCCGCTGCCTCGCAGGAAGGCCATGTCCTCCCGCAGCGCCATGACGTTGAGCAGGTCGTTGCGGATGAACTCCTCTGCGTTGATGGACGCGTTGCGGATGAGGTCGTTGGGCACTGCCGTCAGCGCCGTGAGCTTCTTCTCGGACAGGGACACCGTGTCCGTGCCCGGCTCCGACTCCTGGATGGTGCTCGTCTCACCGCCGTAGAAGGCCGTGCCCGTGCTGGACTGCCGGTCGAAGGTGAGCGAGGCGCCGATAGGGATGACGCGGGCGCCGGCCTGCCTGACCACGGCCTTATTGCGCAGCAGCTCGATGAACTCGGATGCGAACTGGGGATGCACCAGGGAGCCCATGCCCGAGTAGTTGCCCTGGGAGAGTGCCTTGCTCACCACCTCGTCGCCCCACCCCTTCAGCACGTCCACCACGTTGCGCCCGTCCATGCGCGCGACGGCCTTCGCCTTCACGTAGCGAATGAGGTTGAGGCCCGTGCCTTCCGTCATGTGCTTGCCGGTAATCGGCGCGCGGCGAGGCTCTTGGGGCGCGGTATCGCTTGCCTTCGAGCCCAACAGGGGCGCGTAGCTGTCACGGTGTCCCTTGGACTGCTCCACCAACTGCGCGGCCACCAGCGGGCCCAACGACTTCGCCATCTCCTGCATCTGCTCGGGGGTCATGCCTTCTCCTGGAGGTGCTGCAACAAGGCCCGCGCCGTGTGAGCGGCAAGGGCATGGGTGTCGGACTCGGATAAGGAAGGAGGTGCTGCGGGCGTTGCAGCCTTTCGCATTTTCCGTGGCTTGCGGCCCAGCGCCTTCACCACCGCGTCCGCAATGTCGCGAATGAGGGCGGCGCGCTCGTCGGAGTGCTTCTTCAGCCGAACCGCGCGCTGGTTGCCTGGAATTGTGACGACGGAGATTTCGAGAAGCTCCTGCTCGTCGCAGTCGTAACCGCCGCGCTCGTTCTCGTGGTAGCGCAGCATGCGGTAACGCACGCTCACCGCGTTGAGGATGCCCTTCTCCACCTTGGCCTCGACGCGCCGGGCGAACTCGTCGTCCTGGTCGAATTCAATGTCCACCAGGAGGGCGTCGCCCTGCACGTAGGCTCGCCCCTTGCCGATGGGCAGGACGTCCGTGCGACTAGCGCCGAACAGCCCGCCGGAGCCATCGTCGTGCATGTACAGGACGACGGGATTCGCGGCGTAGGCGTCCAGGCGCCAGCCCTGGACCGACAAGCGGTCGTTGTAGCGGTCAAAGTCGGCGTCGTTGGCGCGGAAGGTGTAGACCTTCGGCTGGCCCACACCAGGAGACGAAGCGTCCTTCTGAACTACGAGGTGGCGGGCTTTGGGAAGAGGCTTGCGCATTCACCTCTTCAATGGGGGTAAGATTCAGGTCAAGCGCTCCCCCAAGAGCGGCGACTTCGAAAACCGCCTCTACACTTCCCCCCATAACAAAAACAACGCCGTGATCTCGGCACCACCACAAATGACGCGCCCTCTAGTCCAGCTCAGATTCCGCGACTCCTACTATTATTCAAACATAATAAACAACGTCATCGATCACGACTTTGATTACCTCGTAACCCTGGATGAATTTTTTGGCGACAGCAAGCACGCATACCTAGCAAGACCATTCAAAAAACACTCAGCCCTGCATCAGTTCATTGAGTACACCATCAGCAGACTTCTCTCTGAAGACTCAGACAATATCGATCTAGAACGTCGTCAGAAAATGGCCGAGCACTACAGCCCTGAATTCAAGGAAATACTCGGCTTCGATCCGACCGCACTCCCAATCAACGAAGCGCTAAACCACTACGGCATACCTCACCAATCCTTCAAGGACTGGCTTACTGAGTCCGGGAAAACCTTCTCTACCGCCACTGAAGATGACCTAGACGATTATCAAAGCGACCTCCCTTGGAACCAGGACGCAGCATACCAAGCGCTCATAAGCAAGTGCACAGACGAGGTGTTCTTCATTCTTTTCCAAAACAGAGCGCTATTGCTAAAATTCAACGACATGGTCGCAAAATATATCCGAGAAACCGACCTCGAATACATCGACAATGAGCTTCGAGAGTATTTTGCCTCTTCAAGCACGCTCAAGCGCGCAAGCATCCCCCAATGGGTCAAGCGCGCCGTCTTCTTCAGAGATCGAGGCCTATGCAGTCTATGCCAAAGCGATCAGTCTGGACTGATTAATATCGGCGATGCTGAGCATTACGATCACGTTGTTCCGCTAGCACGAGGAGGCCTGAACGACGTGAGCAACATTCAACTCCTTTGCAGTTCTTGCAATCTAAGCAAGAAAGGAGGTCCTCCCAAGACGTCCGACTTCTATGAGGCTTGGTATTCCAAGGATGAAGATCCATAGAAAAGCCAGCCAACAATCAGACGGACAGGCTCCACCAGCATTCCCGCTCATGCCTTGCACAGCAACTCGGAATCATCAATATCTCCTAATCGGAGGAGCAAAGGATTCCGGTAGACTGCCCTGGCATGGGCAGCGGATATCCTTGTCGGCTTGGATCCGGCTTAAAGCCCGCCAACTCACGCCATTCATCATAGCTGAACGCCTCAGGCATTGTGCTCATGACTCGGAGCTGATGCTCGCGGTCCGCAGGCACGGGGCTGTCGTAGTCGAGAATGGCCTCCGCATCGCCAAACAGCGGCATCAGCCGCATCTGGTACTCCGTGCGAAGGAACTCCATGCGGGGAAACGTCGCCTGCTCGGCGAGATTCTCCCGTGCAGCAAAGGCCGTTGCCTTGTTCGAACTGGAGATGTCACCCACGATTTCGGGCGGCACGCGGTATGTCATCCGCACGAAACCCATGAGGAACTTCCGCAACTCCACCAGCTGCATGTCGCGGAAGCTCGTATCGAGGCGCGCGAACGTCACGCGGCCACTGGTGAGGAGTAGCTTGCCCGCCTTGTCCGGCCCCTGATGCTCGCGGGCCAGCGACTCCTTGAAGGCCTTAGCCCCTGCGCTGTTCGCATCCGTCAGCCCCTCGATGGATGCGATGGCTGGCGGCAGCATGTTGTTCCAGAAGCTCGCCCGGAGGAACCGCGCCACAAACTCGTCCGTGTCCAGTTCGTCCCCAAGAGCGAAGGCGGGACCGACTCCGCGCCCAAGCGGATCCTCCGGGTCCAGATTGCGAAGGTGGAGCACGTCCACCGCTGGTATCTCCCGCATCACGCCGCCCACTGCGACGCTGAAGGTCCGCTGGTCGCGCGGCACATCCAGCGCCGGCAGACGCGTGACGAGGTTGGGAGGCACCGGCCAGAAGCCCACTGGGAATCCAGCCACGCGCTCCAGCACTAGGAAGGCCTCGCCGACGAGGTCCAGGTACACCTGAACCAGCTTCGTCACAGAGCGGCCCGTCAGGTAGTCGTTGGGGTCCGCGAGCATCCGCAGAATGGGATGGTCCGGCACCTCCTGGACCTCTCCCGCGTCCAGCATGGACTTCAGTCGCATGGCGCGGACCTCGCGCGTTGCGCTGCGCAGCGAGTAGTCCTTCACCGGATGGCCGTCCCGGGAGACGCGGCGGTACACGCGCCAGTTCACCCCGGCCACGGAGTCCGCAACCACGTCCACAACAGCTCGAAGCCAGGGGAGGTCCCTATACGCCGCCAGTAGTTGCGCGGTGCCCCGGCGCGGCGGCGCCTGCTGCCAGCGCGCCAGCTCCAGTCCCGTCCCCTGTCGCGGAGGACGTGCCACCGCCGCCTTCATCCGGTCCCACAGTCCCAAGGTGCGCCTCACAGACAAAAGAAGGAATCCGCGAAGACCAGCTCATGTGTGCCCCATAAAAGTGCGTCTACGCGGTCATCGCGGCGGCCGTTGATGCCGCTAAACTTGGAGAGCTGCGCCTCCAGCTTCGGGAAGGTGCCCACCAGTTCGATGCGGCCCGTCTCAGCCAGAGCACTCACTGGCTCGGCGCGTTTCGACTTCGCCTCCCGCGCACGCACCGGCTTCACGTTGACCTGGACGCCCATCTCAGAGGCCACGGTCTGGATGGTCGTCTCCACCATCTCCCCTCCGGAGTTCACCTCCGCCACCAGGGCGTCACAGCCGAAGGCTAGGTACTCGCGGATTGCAGCGGCGGCCCACTCGCGCGGCGAACCTCGGAGGCTCGCGTCCTTGAGCACCGAGACGCGCTTGAGCGGCGCGCCATCCGTCCCGACAAGCGGACTGCTTCTCACGCCCTGGACGACGATGCCCGTCTCGTCTGAGCCCGTCTCGCTGGTAGGCGCTGGGTCCACGGACACGATGCGCCGATCCAGGCCTCGCGCGTACTCGTGGGCATCCGCCTCCACCCTGCCCCACTTCGCCGAGCTGAAGATGGCGCCAGGCACGTCCATCAGCAGCCGGCCCAGCACCTCCTGCTGCCCCCAGCGCGTGTGCATGAGGGCTCGCATGGTGGCGACAGCGCTGGGCGCCAGGTTGGCGCGGTTGGCCAGCGATGAGCCCGTGCGGAGCACCACGCCTGGCCGCAGCGTCTTCGCTTCCGCGTCCGAGAAGAGAAGCTCCTCCAGTTTCCGCAACGGCCTGGGCGTGCCCGTGAGCAACAGCTGCGGCGGATGCGCAGCTGTGCCGATGCGCAGCACCATGGGGAGCTGGTCCAGGGCCGCCATCTCGTGCTTCCACGAGGCAGGCTCATCGCCCCAGGCCCAACCACAGTTCGGGCCGCGCAGCCGGTCTGGCTTATCCGCCGAGTAGCAGATGGCGTAGACACCGTTGGGCCACGTCACCCGGCGCTTGCTGGGCTCGTAGACGGGCATGAACCAGGGCGGCGACAAGGCCAGGATGCCGCTGGAGCCACGGATCATCGTGTCGCGCACGTCGGCTGCCGTGGGGCCGATGAGGGCGCCGATGGCCTTCGCTTCCCGAGCCTTCTGGATGATCCACCGGGCCCCGCTCCACGTCTTCCCGAAGCCTCGGCCCGCCATGATGACGCAGGTGGTGAAGGACGCCGGGGGGACCTGTTCGCGCCGCGCCCAGAAGTCCAGGTCGTGGACGAGCGTTTCCACCTCGGGATGGGTCATGCGCCCGAAGAGGCGCGCGAGGCCCTGGCGGGTGCCGGCCTGGCGCACCATGAACGCGGCGGGGGACTCGTCCGGGGCGAGTTGCTCCAGCATCCCCGCGAAGGGCATGCGCTCACGGCGCATCGTCGCCCCCACTGATGCTGGCCCCCGCCGTGGCTTCGGGAGCGTCCGGCAGCAGGCGGCCCAGCCGGTCCATCAGCAGCTCGCGCAGGGCGCGCTCGTCGGCGGCCTTGTCCTCGGGCGCCACCTCCGAGACGTTGTCCCTCCTGCCGTAGAGTTCCGGAAAACGGCGCGACAGAAGCCATTGCACATGCTTCGGGTTGTGCGCGGCAGCCGCCATCAGCATGTCCGTGGCGGACTGCATGAAGCGCGCTTCCGCAGCGCTCACCGCGAGGAAAAACTCATGGAAGCGCCCTCGTTCCTCTCCCGCGCCGCGATGAAACCAGCGCGAAAGGGTCTGCTCGTTGATGCCAACGAGGCCAGCCACGGCGCGCCGGAAGAGGCCGCGCTCCAGGTGGCCACAAATCTCGGCCTGAAGTTCAGGGGTTAGCTTCGTGGGAGGTGCCATCCCTCCCTCAATGGGGGCGGGATGCGCGTAGTTTCTTCGCGGTGGGCCATACACATCGCGGCCCTGCCCATTTTTTGTTGAAGTTTTTCGAGCGTGGGTGAGCGCCGAGCAAGGCAGGAACGGGACGACCGTCCCAAATTTGGACCCGGGGGGGCCTCAAGCCATGTTCAACGTGACTGCAATGCGGGCAGCCCCGCCACGATGCGCTCGTGGCAGGCCAGGAAGTCCACGCAGGACACCGCCCAGCGCCGCGTATACGCCCCGCCCTCGCACGTTTCCGTGACGGACAGGGCTCCGGCGCCCTTCGGCACCTGGACGCCACACAGGACGCACGACGCGGCGTGCTGGTTGCGACGCAGCTCCGGAGCCTTGTCGGCGCACGCGAGGTGACGCGGCCCCGCCCCCAGCGTGTAATCGATGCGCTCGCCCTTCAGCACGAGCGCGCCGCATGCGGCACAGGGGCCGCCACGCTGGGCGACGAGGACGGGCATCAGTCGGCCCTGTCCGCTAGGCGCTCGCGGAGCTGCTCATGGGCACGGGCCAGCAGCACGTCCAGCCGGCTGCGTGGCTCGTTCCAGTCCTCCGCAACGTCGCGAATGCCGCACGCTTCCCGCCCCAGGCCATGGACGCGAGTCACCAGCTCCCTCAGCTTGGGGTCCAGCCGCAGCACCTCACGCCGGAGACGAGCGCACTCCTCGCGCAGCGCGTACAGCTCCTCGACGGTGGCCACCTCCAGCGCCAAGGCCGCGTCGTGCATCTGCGTCAGCGACCCGGGCAGCGACTCGGTCGCGTCATCACGGCTCACCAGCGGCATGGGCCGCGTCTTCGGCTGCCCCTTGCGTCCGCGCTGGGCTGCGTCCGAGGGACGGACGTCCGCGTAGTGCAGGCGGATCTGCTCCATGATGGCCCGGCGCGCCCGCCACTCTACCCAGGTGGAGAACGTCTGCCGGCCGCGCTTCTCTGGCTTGTACGTCTCCACGGCCTTGAGCGCTTCGAGGAGCGCCACCTGGACGAGGTCGTCCTCCAGCAGCGAGCCACTGAGCTTCTCGTAGCCACGGGCCTGCCGTCGCAGCTGGGGCTCCAGCAGGCGCAGCAGCGCGTCCACCAGCTGCCGAGCCCGCCCGGACTCGCCCGCCGCATGGCGCCTGTGAATCTCGCTCACCAGCTCATCCGGGCTCGGCCGCGACGCTCCGCTACGTGAAACATGAGACTCCCGCTTCGCTGCACTGCCCTTCTTCACGCCTTGCCCCTCTCGTGCGTTGAGAAACACGCCGTTCCCCATGCGACAATGTGCGCAGCGCCCAGCAAGACACCTGCCATGTCACGCACGGAGGACGAGCTTCCGCTTTGCGTGAAACACCCACGCACTTGTGACATGGCGGGATACAGGGCGTGCCGACTTGCTGTGTCCGGATGGACCCGCATGGTTGCCTCCAACGTCCAGGACCTGGGGAGTAGCATCGCCGTCTGACACGGCGTCCCGCGCCGCCATCACCCGGCAGGTCACCAGCCTCTCCCCTGTAGATGGGGGCGGACGCAGGCCGTGGCGGATCAATCACGCTGCGCGGCAGGCTGGCGCGTGGTGCACAGCCCTGGAACGACGTCCTAAACCCTTACGCGCGATCATGTAGGACTTCCCTACGCGCGCGTGTGTATCTTTCCTCCCTATTCCTACCTCATCTTTCTAAAGGGTTTAGGAAAAGGGGTGGTGGTGGTGGCGCCACGTGCTGCGGAAGTGCCTCGCACGTCACACGTCACAGGTGGCACACCCCTCGCGTGCGATGTGCCAGCGCGAGAAATCTGAGCCACCACATAAAACCACCCCCATTCAATCAGCATGAGCGCGTCCGCTGCTGTCACAGCCACACCCGTCACACCCAGGTTCCACCGCGAGGCCTGGACATGCTGATCGCCTACTTCGATGACGTCACCGACACGAAGCCCAAGCACCAGGACGTCACCTGGGAGGAACTGAAGCAGCTTCTCACCACGCACACCGTGTCGCCCTGCACACCGTGCGTGGGCCATGGGTGCCAAGCGAAGCGAAAGCAGCGCTGCTGGTCGCCCGTGGACATTGGCGCCCGGCGCCTGGACAGCGAGGTGCGCGCCGTCACAGCCCTCGTCTTCGACGTGGACGCGGTCCAGGAGGCGCAGCTGGAGGAAGCGGCAAAGCGTCTGGAGGGCTACGCAACCATCGCCCACACCACGCACGGGCACCGGCCGGGCCACACCAGCTTGCGCATCGTCCTGCCGGTGAGCCGCCCCATCCTCAGCGCGGAGTGGCCGACGGTACGCGAGGAAGCGGAGCGGCTGCTGGCCATGCCGGCGGACCCCACCACCCGCAACCTGTCGCGCCTCTACCTGCTGCCCAACCACTCGGGCGAATTCGAAGCGGGCGCCGAAGCCACGGAGGGCAAGCCCGTGGACGTGGACGCGCTGCTCGCGACGGCGCGCGCCAGGACCAGGCCAGCCGTGCCGATGCAGCCCGTGGCGCCGGCCCTGGAGAACGCTGCGGACCTTTTCGACCTGCGCGCCCTCCTCCGCCGCGTCCGCAAGCCGGAGCACCGCGAACTCATCCGCCGTACGCTAGCAGGCGAGCCGCTGGCCGCTCGCGGCATGCAAGACACCACGCTCAATTCGCTGATGAGCTGCTGCGCCTTTGTCCTACCCCAGGAGACGCCGGAGGAGGCCGTCCTGGAGCTGTTCCGGGGCAGCTTCGCGGCCACCGACTGGGGCGAGGGCACGGAGCACCTGGTGGAACAGGCCCGTATCAAGCTGCGTCGGCACCGGGCGCGCCGCGTGGACGTGAACGCGAAGCGCATCGCGGAGAACGAGGCCATCTGGCGTGCGCTCGGCACGCGTCCACCCGCACCAAAAGGCCCGGCCCTGCCACTGGAGGAAGGAGAGGAGGACCCGGAGGCCTGGGGGCGCAACCTCGTCGTGGACGTCAGCAGCAAGGGCGAGAGCCGCCTCCGCAACTGCGAGGCCAACATCTTCACGGTGCTGCTGTCGTCGCCTGAATGGCGCGGCGTGCTGCGCTTCAACGAGGTCAACAAGCGCCTGGAGTTTGAGGGAGGCCCGCTGCCGCCCGGCATCGACCCGGAGACGCTGGACGTCGAAATCACCAACTGGCTCCAGCAAAGCGAGTACGGGCGACTCGGGCTCCAGCCGAAAGCGTCCGTCGTCGCTCCGCAGCTCCTCGCGGTGGCGAAGCGCAACCGCTACGACCCGGTCGCCGACTACCTGAACGCCTTGGAGTGGGACGGGACACCGCGCCTCAACGGCATGCTGCAGCGCTACTTCGGCGCCCAAGGTGACGAAGCGCACCTGCACACCATCGGCGCCAAGTTCGCCATCGGCGCCGTAGCGCGGGCGCTCAAGCCGGGCTGCAAGGTGGACACCGTCCTCATCCTCGAAGGGCCCCAGGGCTTGAGGAAGTCCACGGCGTTTCGCGAACTGGCCGCGCCGTGGTTCAGCGACGCGCCCATCGACGTTCACAACAAGGACTCGGCCATGCTGGCGTCCCAGTTCTGGTTCATCGAGCTGGCGGAACTCTCCACGCTACGGCGCGCGGAGAACCAGGCCCTCAAGGGCTTCATCAGCCGCACCGAGGACACGTACCGGCCGCCCTACGGCCGCGCCAACGTGAAGACGGCGCGGCGATGCGTCTTCGTTGGGACAACGAACGACGACGCCTATCTGCGCGATCCGACGGGACATCGTCGCTTCTGGCCGGTGCGATGCACGCACATCGACATCGAGGGGCTGCGCCGGGACCGAGACCAACTGTGGGCGGAGGCCACGCTGCGCTTCAGGCAGAGTGAGCCCTGGTGGCTGTCTGATGAGGAGGCTCGGCGGGCGGAGGCCCAGGCGGCGCTCCGTGCCGAGGGGGCGGGCGATGGACGAGAGGAAGCCATTGTCCAGTGGATCCTTGCGATGCCGAAGGGGAAGCGTCCCGCTGAAGTGTCCATCCTTCAGGTGGCAACGGAGGCGCTTGGCATGCCCACCGCGCACGTGGACCACCGCATCTCAACGGAGATTGGCACCTGCCTCGTCACGCTCGGATTCGAGAAGCACCAGCGCCGCGTAGATGGGCGCAGGCCTCGAATGTACCAGACTCCGGATGACTTGCTTTCCACAGCCCAGGACCAGAGGCAGAATACCGCACAGAGGGGGTCATTTCCCGCCCATCACCATCAAGGCTAACTACCGTCCTACTGAGGTGGGTTATCTGAGGGGTTCAGTGGGATGGTCGAAACCGTGGCCTTGAGGGGCTCTTGAAACCCTGCGAAACTCGACTTGAAGCCGATGCCTCCGCACAGATGACCTGTCCCAGTGGGCCATCTACTTGGACATCACACCTGGGAAATTGCGTAAGGTCGACATAATGTACTACCGAGTTGCATCTGCGTGCAAGGAAAGGCGATACGCGTGGCTTCCAAAGTGAAGACCGAGCAGGTTTTTGGGATTCGAACAGAACCGGTTCTTAGCTACGTAGAGCGATCCAACGTCGACGGCGCTTTCGAGCAGGCACTGAAAACGGATCACCACATTGTTGTCTACGGCTCGTCCAAGCAGGGCAAGACCGCCCTACGCCAGAAGCACCTCGACGACCGCAAAGACTGCGCAATCGTGCGTCCGTCGCCGAGGACAACAATCGAGAACATTTACTCCTCAATCATTCGCAGCGCCAACATCAAGATCGAGACAGTCGAGACCTCCCGAACGGAGACTGGGGCAACAGGGAGGGCCAAAACTGGATTCAAAGCACTGCTTCCCTTTATTGGTGGCGGAGATGTCTCAGTTGAGGGAGAGGCGAAGCGCTCAAAGCAAATGGAGTTTCGCTACGAGTTCATTGGATATGATTTCGGCGAAGCCCAATCGATTGGCGAACTACTACAAAGAGTGGGCTTCAAGAAATATGTTGTAATAGAGAACTTCCATTACCTGTCCGTCGAAACCCAGAAGCAACTCGCATTCGATCTTAAGACATTTCACGAAATCGGCATCCGCTTTATCATCCTCGGCATCTGGCGCGAAGCAAATCTCCTCCTTCAGTTCAACAACGATCTACAAGACAGGATTATAGAAATCCCAGTTGAACCTTGGCTTCCGGATGATCTCAAGACCGTTGTCGAGCGGGGATGCCAGAAGCTCACTATCGAGATAACGCCAGTAATCGTCGAAAAGTTAATCGAGAGCGCCTATGGAAATGTGGGCTTGTTTCAAGAGTTCCTGAAGATTTTCTGCCTCCACTCTGGCGTCAAAGAGGCCTTGGATGTCAAACAGACTCTTTCTGCCATGACGGCCGTCAGAAGCACATTCGACGAGAAGTTGCGGGATCAGCGAAATACTTTCCTACAAAGCCTAACAGGAATTGCTGCTAGGAGTCGGACCCGGACCGACACCGATTCCCTGATTCTGCCCTACTACTTGGTCAAAGTGATTCTTCAGGTCGATCTTCAGCAGCTCCGTGATGGGATTGACAAGAAAACTCTTTTGGAACTGCTCCGAACTGCTCATCACCGAGAGGACAAATCGACAATTCGAAATGGCGATGTGACCAACCTACTCAATCACCTTCCGGCACTTCAGGAGAACATGCAGCCACCTCTGTTGTATTTTGATGGCAATGCGCGGCGCCTCAAGGTTGTTGATACTCGCCAATTTTTTGTACTTGCCAGTGTCGACCGAAAGGAATTGGAAGAAGAGATTCCGAGTCCACTTGACGACTGACAGCCGCATCGACTGACTCATGACGCTGCCAGCCAAAGCCTTTAATCCGGCAAAAAGTCATCCCCATTGATTAGGGGTGAGACAATCTGCCTCGGTACGGCAACACACAATGGAGGGTGGCATCCTCCGCAGCCTGTCCGTCTCGCAGCTGCGGAAGTTCGCCCTCTGCGAGCGCGCGTGGTTCTTCGCCAAGGTCCTCCGGCTGCCTGAGCGGCCCCTCAAGGCCCGGGAACTTGGCACCGCAGTTCACGCCCAGCTTGAGCACTACCTGCGCACGGGCGAGGACGTGTTGGGCCCCCTCGCGGCGGCCGGCAAGCACCTGCTTCCCGCTCCAGGTCCTGACCTCCTTGTAGAGGAGCACTTCGGTCAGCCCTCCCCGCTCTTCGCGGACGGCATCCCGCTCACCGGCTACATCGACCTCGTCAACCCGCGACGCCTCGCCGAGGGTGCGCTGCGCGTCACAGACCACAAGACTACGAAGTCCATCGCCAGCTACGCCGCCACGCCAGAGCAACTCGCCTCCGCCACCCATGACGCTGGCATCCAGATGGTGGGCTACGGCTACTGGGCCGTCCTCGCTGCTGGGCGCTTCCCAGGACTGAAGCTGCTGGAGCTGGAGCACCTCTACTTCCAGACCCACGGAGCGAAGCTCGCCCGCTCTGTCGTCGCCACCGTCAGCATCGAGCACGTCCGCGACGAGTGGCACACGCACGTCGAGCCGATGGCGCGCCGCATGCGCGACGTCGCGAGGGCCACTTCCCCCAGCCAGGTCAAACCCACCTGGAGCGCCTGCCAGAAGTACGGCGGGTGCTCCTTCCAGGCGCAGTGCCTCAACTCGCAGTCGCAAGGAAGCAAGCCCATGGCCCTGATGGATCGCATCCTGAAGCCCCAGATTCTGCCCGCGCAGCCCGCCGAGCCCGCCCCTGCACCGGCCCCCACGACGCGCGTACCCGCCCAGGCCGCTCCAGAGCTGGAGCTGGCGGCGGTGCTGCCTCCGGACGCGCCGAAGAGCAACCCGGCGCTGGCATCCGCCCCCGCACCCGAGCAGCCCGCCTTAGCGGCCAGTGACGAGGCCCCGCGCCGCAAGCGGCGGACGAAGGCGGAGATGGAGGCCGCCCGTGCCGCCGAGTCCACGCGGCCCGCCGAGGCCAGCCTGTCCCTGTTCGTGGACTGCGTGCCCAACTGCCCCGCTGAGCCGCTGGCCGGCTACGTCGGCCGCATGGTGGCGAAGATTGAGCAGGAGTGCGGCGTCGTGGACATCCGCGTCGCCCCCAACGACTCGCCTCTGGCCTATGGGAAGTGGAAGGGCGTCCTGGCCGCCACCATCCGCGCCGAGCCGCCCGAGCCTGGCACCTACGCCGCCCTGGGCGTGGCCGGCAGCGAGCTGATGCAGGTGGCCGTGGAGGCCCTGGAGCCGCTCTGCGGCTCGGGGCACTTCGTCCGGGGCGTCCGGTAGCGAGGGCCGCCCGTGAAGCTCCTCCAGCGCCTTGGCGTGCCCCTGCCGCCGTCCCCTCCACCGGGCGACGTGCCCCAGGTTGCCGAGAACTACTCGCGCACGGGCCGCTCACCCGTGGGCTGGTCCTCGGACCTGACCCGCATCCTCGCTCTGCCCCGCCGCGACCTGGCCGCGTCCTACACGGCGGCGGATGTCGAGGCGCTGGAGGCCCAGTTGCGCGCCCCTGCAGGTCCATGTGGCTGCGCGGCCATGTCCCCTGCCCGCCCGTGTCCCACGCGGCTGCGGCGCGTCCAGGCGATGGCGCTGTTGGAGACATCCCGCGTGGGCGGGTTGCTGGGGCCCATCGGCACCGGGCACGGCAAGGAGCTGACCACCTTCCTCATGCCCATGGTGATGCCGGCTTGCCGCGTGGCATGCCTCTTCATCCCGGCCAATCTGCTGCCCCAGTTCACGGTGGAGTGGGACTACTACGGCGCGCACTGGCGCTTGCCCAACCTCGCGGGCGGACGCTGGTTTCGGCCAGGCCTGCCGGTGCTGCACGTCATCACCTACAACAAGCTCTCCAGCCAGGAAGCGACGGACCTGCTGGAGCGCATCCGCCCTGACCTCGTCATCCTCAACGAGGCGCACAATCTCAAGGACCCGAAGGCCTCGCGCACGGGGCGCTTCCTCCGCTACTTCGAGAAGCGTCCGGAGACGCGGCTCGTGGCCCTGTCCGGCACGTTCGCGTCCAAGAGCATCAAGGACTACGCGCACCTGTCGCGGCTGGCGCTGCGCGAGGGTTCGCCCCTGCCGCTGGCCCACCACGTCGTGGAGGAATGGGGCACGGCGCTGGACCCAGGCAAGGTGATTGCCCCACCTGGCGCGCTGGAGCGGCTGTGCGAGCCCGAGGAGCACGTCCGCGAGGGCTTCCGTCGCCGCCGCAATGACACGCGCGGCGTAGTCGCCACGGACGAGAGCGCCTTGGACAAGCCGCTCATCATCCGCCCTCGCTACCCGGGGCCAGTGCCTGCTGAGCTGCTGGCGCTCATCGAGTTGGCGCACGGTGGAGAGCGGCCGGACGGGGAGCAGTTCCAGGAGCAGCTCCAGGCCATGGCCTGCGCGCGACAGCTGTCGGCCGGCTTCTATCACCGCTGGCGCTACCCCCGGGGCGAGCCATCGGAGCTGATCGATGAGTGGTTCGCGAAGCGGAAAGCCTGGAACAAGGAGGTCTGGGAGGAGCTAAAGGGCGAGCGACAAGAGCACATGGACTCGCCGGGGCTGCTCACCAAAGCCGCCATCCGCGCGCACATGTTTCCGCCCTACACGGGCAACAAGCCGGTGTGGCAGGCGGAGACGTGGACGGACTGGGCGGGCATCCACGACGCGGTGCAGCCTGAGCCTCAAGCCGTATGGGTGTCAGATTTCCTTGTGAAGGACGCAGCGGAGTGGGCGCGGACCCAGGCAGGAATCGTGTGGGTCGAGTTCCCGGAGCTGGGCGAGCGCATTGCCCGTGCCGCTGGCGTGCCCTTCTACGGCGGAGGACGTGCCGCGTCCGAGGCAATCCTCCAGGAGAGCGGGCGGCGCTCCATCGTCGCGAGCATCAAGGCGCACGCGACGGGGAAGAACCTCCAGCAGTTCTGCCGCAACCTCGTGGTAACGCCACCCTCGAACGGCGCTCTATGGGAGCAGCTACTCGCTCGGACGCACCGCCCTGGGCAGCAAGCGAAGTGCGTTGAGGTGGAGATGTGTTTGCACACGCAAGACTACGTTACAGCCTTTGCAACCGCCCAAGAGCGCGCACGGTTTATCCAGCAAACCGATGGACAACCTCAGAAAATACTATGCCAACAGACGACCCCGCGAGACATTTAATACATCCATCACACTGCCAAGGGAAATCAGACAGCCCCGCCCGCCGCAATCGTCGATATCGACCTCTTCGAAACCACCTGCCGCTCTGAATCCTTAATCAACATCGCACGGATACACATGCGAAACATTGGATCCGCAAATTGATAAGTATCTCCCTTTGGCGAGCGCCGAAGCACAGGAGCAACTCCGTCGTCCCCTTGCGCCAGTCTCGACAGAAGAGTGCTAATATCGAGCGTCTTGTTTTCCGTAGTCCTAGAAAACTCAGTACGAACAAGCGCCTCAATCTCACTCAATCGAATCTCATCCCCCTCAACCCGCCCAAGGCAAAAAAGAACTTGATTTCTCCTTCCAATCTTAGTGTCCCTCTCGTTCATGAGGTTTTCAATAACTGAATATGTATTTGAGAGCGATCGACTCAGCCAGTGCGCATCGGCCACCTCCAGCAAGTCGACGCCTACCAACTTGTCGCGCTCCTGAGCCAATTGCGCAATCTCAAGACAATATTCATGAATTCGCTGTGGAATTCGATCGGAAACCCACGCAACGTGCTCTGTAACCCTCGACAGAACATCAGACTGCACATCGTACGCAAGCTCTTGGACGAAACCCTTTTTAACAAGCTCGGCAGTCTGTGACTGACTCAGTCTCGAAACCTCCGGAATCTCCTGAAGCCTGTTGGCAACAGTCGCGCGATTGCGCGTGCGGTTAAAGTAATCACGCACGCCAGTTGGCACGCCAACGATCAGCATTTTTATTCTATACTCGGAATATCTTTCATCATCGAGCAGGACAATAAGGTTGGCCAACTCGTTCATCATTTCATCACTCTCGAATATCGTCTCCAGGTTATCAAAAACGATACACGCCGGGTGTTTGCCCGCTTCTTTCCGCAAGTGCGCGCAGCACGCCTCAAATGGCTCCTTCGTGCCCAATGCAAAGGTTTTCTCGTGCTCCAGCCCGCCCGTGGCCAATACCGCTGTCATTTCGGACGACTTGGTTTCCGAATAGCCGGTCTGAGTTGCAGTCCCAAGTCGCTCAAGGGCATTTTTCATTTCAGCGGCAATCCCACCAAAGCGACTTGCATTAGCAAGATTGATTGGAAGGACTACAGCCTGCATGTCGGCAAGTACCTTCTTATAGAGCCAGGACTTTCCAGTACCACTCTCACCATGAACGATGACGTGCTGTGTTCCAGTCAAGGATTGGCGCAAACGCGCCTCAAGATCCGGTCGAGCCACGTACATATTTGGATTAACCTTGGATTGCCTTGGCGTAAACACTTCATGAGGCTCTTTGTTATTCTTAAAAAACAAGCTGTCCTCCCTTGGATATAATGCAACGCACCAAGCGCTCCCCTCTACGTACGCCAGAGAATCTTACATCGATCAGGAGTTAGGAAGAGTGCCTCCTGACCATTGTGCAGACTCCGCACGAGAGAGGAGAGATGGGTCATAGAACACCCAGAATATGCACGGATTCGCTTGTAGCTCAACGTAAGCTTGCGAAACGCCACTTCGAAACTGCCCCCATCTGAACTGATGAGGACGTCCTTCGACGTCCCCTCAATGGGAGCTGCAGGACATGAGCAACGCAGCACTTTCGCGAATCGTCAGCGCCCAGGCGGCGCTCGGCGCGCAGTATCTCAAGTTTGGCCGCTACCGGCTGGAGGTGCAGTCCATCCGCACCAAGGACGGCTTCAAGGGCCTGTCCGCCATCGCTGAGCTGAAGGTGGTGTCCGCCGAGCGGACGCAGCCCGCCAGCGAGCCCAGCCGCATCGGCATGGTGGCCTCCTACGTCGAGAAGCTCTCCGAGGCGAAGAAGAACGGCGGCGGCCGCTTCAAGGCCTTCGTCATGGCCCTGACCGGCGCCGAGGAGCAGGAGCTGTCCCTGGAGCAACTCGCCAAGTTCACGGGCGACAAGCAGGCCGGGGCCTTCCTCCTCATCGACTGCGAGGTCTTCCCCAAGACGCTGCCCGAGCAGGACGGCAAGCCTGGGAAGGTCATCGAGGGCTACCGCTGGAGCACCGTCAGCCCCACGGACGACGAGCTGGCGGCCATCGAGGCGAAGCGTGCCGAGGCGAAGCTGCCGGCCCTCGCCGACGCCCTGGCCTGAGCAGCCCCCTCCCCCAAAGCTGCTGAGTACCTGGCGCGACTCCCTTACCGCCACGGCTGGCCCACGACACGGGCCTCTTCGTGTTGTGCCCACCTCCCTCTTCAGCTTCGATACCGAGACGCACCTGATTCAACCCGGCCTTCTCGCCCCGCCGCTCGTCTGCGCATCCATCGCGCACGCGGCACAGGGCAGTGAGCGACTCCTCTCCGCAGCGCAGGCGCGCGACTGGTTCCGGGACGCCCTCTCCTCGCCCGGCGTCCACCTGACGGGTGCCAACCTCGCCTACGACCTGGGCGTCATGTGCGCGGACGACGCGCGGTTCGTGGATGCTGTCTTCGACGCAGCGGAGGCCGGGCGACTGCACGACGTCGCCATCCGCGAGGCGCTCATCGACATCGCCAGGGGGCTGCACGGCGTGGACCCTGAAACGGGCCGCCAGTTGGGGGACGAGGAGGGAGCCCGCTATCCCCTCTCCCTCCTGGTGAAGCGCCACCTGGGTCAGGACATCAGCGCGGAGAAGAAGGCCCCGGATGCATGGCGCCTGCGCTACGCGGAACTCGATGGCGTGCAGTTGGAGCAGTGGCCCGCCGCCGCCGTGGCCTACCCGAAGCGCGACGCCCGCTTCACCCTGGACGTCCACCTCGCCCAGGAGCGTGTCGCGGCCAGCGTCCCTAACGGCGGCAACCTCCACGCGGAAGGCGACCAGGTCCGCGCCGCGCTGGCCCTGCACTTCGCGTCCATCTGGGGGCTACGTACCCACGGCAAGCGCGTCGCGGAGCTGCGGCAGCGCGTGGAGGCGGAGTGGAGCGCCAACCGCGCACGCTTCCTCGCGGCGGGCATCTTCCGGCCCGACGGTTCCAAGGATGCGAAGCGGCTCTCCGTGCTCGTCTCCACCGCCTACAACGGCACGCCGCCCGTCACTTCGCCCTCGGAGCGCTTTCCGGACGGCCAAGTGGCCACCGACCGGGACACGCTCCTCGATTCGGGCGACCCGCTACTGGAGGAGCTGGGCAGGGCCGGCAAGGTGGACAAGTACCGCTCCACCTACCTGGGCAAGCTGGAAGCCGGCGTCGCGGTGCCGCTCAACCCGCGCTTCAACGTCCTGGTCTCCACGACGCGCGTCTCCAGCGACTACCAGCAGCTCCCCCAGAAAGGCGGCGTCCGCGAGTGCCACGAGGCCCGCCCCGGCTTCGTCTACTGCTCCGTGGACTATGCAGGCCTGGAACTGCGCACGATGGCCCAGCGGGCTATCTGGGACGTGGGCTGGTCGCGGATGGCCGAGGCGCTGCTGGCGAAGGAAGACGTCCACACGTCCGCCGCTGCGACCTTCCTGGGGGAGAGCTACGCAGCCCTCCTGCCGCGCGTGAAGGCGAAGGAAGCCACGGCCACGTCCTTCCGTGCGCTCGCCAAGGTCTTCAACTTCGGCAAGGGCGGGGGCATGGGCGCGGGCGCCATGGCCTACCACGCGCGGGCGAAGGACGACGTCCGCTTCTGCCTGCTGGCCAAGGTGGCGAAGACATGCGGCGTCGAGCGCGTGCCGGTACGCGTCCAGGGCAAGGTGAAGATGGTCTGCGCCGCGTGCGTGGAAGTCTCCCAGCGCTATGGCGACAGGTGGCTCGACGCGTGGCCCGAGCAGCGGGAGCTGTTCTCCCGCGCCAGCCGCCTCACATACGGCGGGCAGCTCGTGGACGTGCTCGTTCCCGGGGCCAACATCCTCCGGGGCGGGTGCGGCTACACGCAGTGGCTCAACACCCCCTTTCAGGCCCTCGGCGCCGTGGGGGCGAAGCTGGCCACCTGGCGCGTCGCGCGGGAAATGTACACGGCCCGTCGCTCCCCACTCTGGGGCTCGCGGCTCGTCCTCATGGTGCACGACGAGTTGGTGGCGGAGCTGCGGGCGGACTGCCCCAACCGGCTGCACGACGCCGCCGAACGCATGGCGCACCTCATGCGGCAGGCCATGCGCGAGACGACCCCGGACCTCGCCGATGCCATCGAGGCCGAGCCCGCCCTGTCGCGCGTGCTGTCGAAGGACGCCGCTACCATGCGCGACACTGCAGGGCGTCTTCTGGTGTGGGAGCCAGACGTGAGGGCCGCTGCGTAAATTGCTCACGCGGCCTGCCCCCATTGCAGTTGGGTGAAGACAGAACTCCTCACGGAACGAATCGCACTGTTTCAGGGCGATGCAGCTCACGTCGCCCAGGTGCTCTCTCCCAACAGCATCGACGCCATCGTCACCGACCCGCCTGCTGGAATCGGGCTCCTGGAGAAGGATTGGGACAGTGACAAGGGAGGCCGCGACCAGTGGGTGTCGTGGCTCGCGGGTGTCATGCGCGAAGCCTTCCACGTGCTCAAGCCCGGGGGACACGCCCTCGTCTGGGCACTGCCGCGCACGTCGCACTGGACGGCCACCGCGCTCGAGGACGCGGGCTTCGAGGTGCGCGACATCCTCATGCACCTCTTCGGCACGGGGTTTCCCAAGTCGCTCGACGTCGCCCAGGCCATCGACAAGCAGAAGGGCAACCGGGACGAGGTGCTCGTCGTCACCCGATGGATTGCCGAAATGCGGGACAAGGCCGGCCTGACGAACGCCCAGCTCAACGCGGCGCTCGGCCTTCGCGGGATGGCTGGCCACTGGACGAGCCAAGGCGCCCAGCCCTACGTGCCGCACCGGAAGCACTGGCTGGCGCTCCTCGAGCTCTTCGGTGTCGCCGAGCCGCCAGAGCCGATCCGCTCGATTGCCGAACGCATCATCGCGGAGAAGGGGAAGCCAGGCCCCAACTGGTTCCAGCGCGCCGTAACCGGGCAGCACCAGGAAGCGTCCGCAGGCCAGCGCTGGCGCTCCAGGAACGGCCTCAACGCCAACCTAGCGCCCAAGGAGCGCCGCGACGAGCCGGCCACGGAGGCCGCGCGCCAGTGGCAGGGATGGGGCACCGCCCTCAAGCCCGCTGCGGAGCACTGGATTCTCGTGCGCAAGCCCCTCACCGGCACCGTGGCGGCGAACGTCCTGAGCCACGGCACCGGCGCCCTCAACATCGAGGCGTGCCGCGTCTCCGGTGACGGGAAGGAGCGCTGGCCGGCCCACGTCACATTCGACGAGGAGGCCGCGACGCGCCTGCCTGACGAGGTGTCGCGGTTCTTCTACGTGGCCAAGCCCTCGCGCTCGGAACGACACGCGGGCGCCGGGCTCAACACCCATCCCACCGTGAAGTCCATCGCGCTCATGCGGTGGCTGTGCCGACTGGTGACTCCTCCGGGCGGCGTGGTGCTCGACCTCTTCGCAGGTAGCGGTACGACGGGCATCGCGGCCCTCGCCGAGGGCTTCGAGTTCGTCGGCATCGAGCGGGAGCCTGAATACCTGGCGCTCGCGAAGGCACGCCTTGAGCACGCCATGCAGCAGGGCTGCGACGAGGCGACGCCATGAAGCTCGTCTCCATCGACCCTGGGCTTCGGCATTGCGGTGTCGCCCTCTTCGACGCTCCCTCCGCATCCCTTCTTTGCGCTGGGCTACCGAAGAATCCCGACCCCGCCCATGGTGCGCTGTCCCTGACATCCTGGGCGGCCATGGCCGGTGCGGTGCAGGCCTGGCTTTGCCCACGGCTCCAGGAGGAGCCCTTCCAACTCGTCATTGAGCTGCCCCGCGTCTACGCCGCCGCGCACCAGCGAGGCGACCAGAACGACCTCATCCAGCTTGCCGGCCTCGTTGGCACGCTCGGCGGAGCACTGGCGCCCGTCACGGAGCGCCGGAGCGTCTTCCCACGGGAGTGGAAGGGCACCCTCGACGCGGACGCGTTCATCGAGCGCATCAAACAGCGCCTGGACTCCGCCGAGCACCTTCGCGTCGAGCTGCCAGCCGCGCAGGACCTCCACCACAACGTCTGGGACGCCATCGGCATCGGGCTCCACGCCCTCGGCCGTCTCGCGCCTCGCCGTGTCTTCCCGAGGTGACCATGGCCACGCCAACGACCGGCCCGGGGCTCGATGGCCCCGCCGTGACCGTGGAGCGCGCGGCGGAGCTGCTGCATTGCAGTCGTGCTCGCGTCTTCGCGCTGTTGAAGGATGGGCACCTCGTTCGTGCACCGCGATTTGGGCGGGAGACAACGCTCGTCACCGCATCCGTTCTGGCAGTCCTGAGGGTTGGCACCGCGCCCGCCGAGCCCGTCCAGCGCCGCGCGACGCGCTCCAGGCGTCGCGCGGCGGCCCTTCGCACCGTCCCCTTGGACGGCGGCATCAAGCGACCTGACGGGACTCCACGTTGA